TGTTCAGTCATCTCTATGGGCATTCCAAGCTCTTTAGCTTTCTTAGTAGCCGCTAGACGTTTAACATTACTAATAGGGTCTGAACTAACAGCCGCGAAACCAGCAAAAACGTTTTCGAAAATATCTCTAGGGATAGACGCGAATTCGTCAGCGATAATATCGTTAGCACGTTGACCTCTAATTTTCTGTCCATCACCAAGAGGTAAACAAGTGACAGTACTATCGTTTAACCGTAAAACACAACGGTCTGTATCTCTCCTAGGTCCACTGTCAGCGTTGCATATATCTCTTAATAATGGAGAGTTTCTCCATATCGTTTCCATGTATTCGAAGATAACCTTAGACTGTCGGAAAGCAGCACCAACTACAACCACTTTTCGTCTAGGTAACAATAACGCCCTCAATACCGCATATAGCGATAGCGAGAAGGATTTATCGAAACCTCGACTAGCGATAAGCATTGGGAACTTACGACGCCAAATTTCCTGTAGCATCAAAGCCTGCGATGGCAAAATTTGAATATTTAATAAATGATGACAAATAAATGATAAATACTCTGGTCTAGTTAATAGATATGTAAGACGTAGATTAAAATCATCTTGATTACCCTGCAATAAAGACATAGGGTTAAAGAAATCATGATCTACATCATCTAGACCTAACCATGCTTCGTCGATTACTTTTAGATTATCTTTTTTCTTAGCCATATTACCACTTCTTTACAATTCTATCTGCGAAACCGTAATATACAGCTTCTTCTGCGTTGATGTACCAATCTCCAGACTTAAGCTTCCTAAATAGGTATGTCTTAATCTTCTCCATATCTGGTGATCTACCGTATTTCTCTACAAAGAACTTACCTCTTTTACATCTCTCAGAATATATATCTAACATAATATCACATATATACTTTTCATACTTAATCCAGTTCTGGACGTCTAAGTATCCACCGCCTGCTCCAGAAGAGCCAAAATGCGACATGAAGTATGTATTAGGTGTGATAAATCTCTTATTAGCAGCCTGTAGAATAATACTACTCATAGACTCAGCTTGTCCGTAAGCTATAATGTTTACTTTTGATCTAGACATTTTAATGGCATCAAATATAGCCATACCGTCTGACCACTCTCCACCAACACTCTGCATATGAACAGTTATATCGTCACTCCCCTGAAGGTCTGAAGCTCGTAGACTTTTTAGGAAATTTACTGACATTCTGTATTCAACACCGGGATTCTCTTCACCATTCGAACCGTCGTAGTAATTGTGTAGAAAAATCTCTCTTGTTTCGGCGTGTGCAGAATAGTTGTGAAAGTCATGTAAATGTTGTTTATCAGTCATCATTACGATCCTTTCCGTATTCTTCGTTAATCCGTTTTAAAATACTGCTAACCATAAGAAAGCCATGATATTTATCTCCGCAAAATATCACATGTATATCATGATAAAGCTGCAACTCAACGAGACATTTCAACATATATTTACCTGTGATCTTCACAGCAGCTTGACTCTTAATCGGTACTCTAGAGTCATCAGGGAACTTCATTAGTTCCTGCTGCGTAAACTCTAAAATAAGAAAGTTATGCTTAAACTCCTTCATTCTTTCGATTTCTCGATAGAATCGATCTTTCCCTTGTCCAAGGTTGAGAGCGAGTTCTTCGACACAACCTTTTCGCTCAATACAGCAAAACTCTTCTAATCCCTTAATTGCGTAATCTCCGGTATCTAGCTTTTCTACAGACATACCGATACAAGCACCGAAAGGCTTAAAATAATAGCCTTCCTGCTCTCGTGAATCTTTTATAATTTCATATTCATTTACTTTTTTTGGCATGGTTGATCTCCATAAATAATGGTTCGTAATGTACTTCTAAACCAGTAATGGATTTATGGCAATATCGACACAAAGTTATTCCATTTTCCACATCATATCTTAACGATGCAGCTCTCGCCCATGTTTTAATATGGTGTACATGCAAGCTTTTCTTTGATCCGCAATCTGGCATCTGACAAGTTCTCTTATCTCGTTTTAGAACTAATTTTCTAAACTCGGTGTAAGCCTCGTCATTATAATTGCGTCTCATTGAACCGCCTGAATTTTGGTGATTTTAATCCGCCTGCGTATTTTCCTGCAAAGAATTCGTGTCCAAACATCGCTATCTTGATCCAGTATTAATTGAATCAATTCTGCTAAAGCCCTGTGTGTGGCGTCGTCTGGAGACTTAGCTTCTAGAAATATCGTACAAAACGGCAATGAGTACTGACGAAGTGAAAATCGTCGTAACTCACTGTTGTTAGTAAAATCGGCTAAATCAATGTTTAATCTATATCCGTGTTCCATTTGTTCCTCAGTTATCTAGCATTAGTTTAACGAGTCCGCGTAAATCGTGCTTAGGAGTCCAGCCAAGTTGATCTCTGGCTTTAGTACAATCGCCCCTTAGATATTCGACCTCAGATGGTCGATAAAATTCTGGATCGATATATACTAGATTGTCCCAAGGCGTAATAACGCCAGCTTCGCAAAAAGCTAGACTTAAAAAGTCCCTAATGGAATATGTCTTTCCTGTGCATATAACATAATCATCTGGATAGTCCCGTTGAAGCATCATCCACATCGCTTCGACGTAATCTCCTGCGTATCCCCAATCCCTACAGGCTTCTAAGTTTCCTAGCCCAAGCATTGGTGTTGTCCTGCCGCATTTAATACAAGTTATTGTCCTTGCTTCCGCATCTATCTTTAAATTGTCTTCTGAAGTTTCGCATTCCTTCATCCAAGCCTGAAAACCCTTGACCCACTTGACAATCTTCTGTGTTACGAAGTTGCCACCCCGTCTTGGACCTTCATGATTGAATAAAATCCCACATGATCCATGTAGGTTGTATGCGTCCCTAAACATTCGTACTGCGTGATGACCAGCTACCTTAGAGATTGCGTAAGGTGAGTTTGGCATCAGTTTTGTGTCTTCATTTTGGTATTTTGTGCCGTCAGCGGCAACGTCGTATTCGCTTCCAAACATCTCAGAGCTAGAAGCCTGATAAAACCTAGTGGTAAGCATATTCTCGTCGAGAAGAGCCTGTAGGCAGTTAAATACGCCTTGTCCGGTTATATCCCACGTAAGTGCCGGTTCTTTGAATGAAACGCCCACATGACTTTGAGCCGCGAGGTTATAGAATTCGTCTACATGCTCAGGTGTTCGTAAAACCCGCACAATACTTGAGTGATCGGTTATATCGCCATCAATTAAATGGAAATCTGCATTATCTTTAAGATGGTGTACTCTCTCCGTGGTGTCTACACTAGATCGGCGTACAACTCCCCATACTTCATAATTCTTGCTTAAAAGTAGGTCCGCTAGGTGTGAACCGTCTTGTCCAGTTATCCCAGTGATTATGGCTGTTTTCTTCATAATGGTGATTATCCTCCCGTTGGTCGGGAAAGTGGTTAGCGTTTGTATCCAAAGGTCTTGAAATCCTCAAGGTAGAGGGAGTAGACCTTATCTTTCATCTTCTGAGTGGTATATGCATCTAAATGCTTCTTGTGGTATTCACTAGCTACTGTCTGAGCCATCTTTTGCTTAGGAATGGTAAGGCCCAAAAGCTTCTTAGTATCTCTAGCTAACGATTCGCACTTGATTATATTCTTTACCTTAAAACGTCCTCTTGAGGTATATAGAACCGCAGGTGCAAAGTGGTTAATGTGATACTTAGGATAATCTGTAATACTGTTATTATCCTTGCTTCTCTCATAATAGTTAGCTTTTACCTGATCTGAGAGCTTCGTGTTCAACAAAGACCTCAAAATGTCATCCTCTTTGAAAACCCGTTGTAATAGTACGCGGAAAGCACCCTCTCATAGGGTCGCCTTACGGTGCAGAAAACATCGTATTTTCGCAAAGGAGTATCGAACATTTCGTATAGTCTCAAACAGGCATGTTGGAGGTATACGTTACGAATGCCGTCGAGTCCAAACATTAGATCAAAATCGCCGTACTTATGATTACGGACAAAGGTAGCCATTGGCTTACCTAAGTAACTCACCTNCGAGTGCGGATTCCACGGAGGTTCCGCCCGTCTTTCCGGGGTGGAGCAATATGATCTTTTGTTTCTCGAACAACATGATGATTTGTCTCGTCTTTGCTCCCCAAATCCAAAAGCAGCACTATCTATACTTTTTAAGGAAGTGGGAAATAAATATGTTAAATATGTGGGTTGTGGGGTTAATTAAATTAGTATGTCTTATGGTTATATTGTATATATATAGAGTGTATATTTAATGTATTAGCCTATTATAGACTAAAAACCATTATTTGGCATCCTTTACTTTATTATAAATAGTGTACACAATTGCTAGTTCGATTGCAATTACTGGAATCCAGCAGGGCAATACGACACAAAATAGGTAATGTAAGTTATTCATTATATTATTCATCCTTTACGGTATCAGGGGTTAAAAAGGGCTGATCTACAACATCATCCTCATACTTATGGAATGCCGATAGGCGTTCCTTCTCCTTCTCCATAGCTTGTCTCATCTTCTCCATCTCGATTCCGTAGGATTTGACGAGTTCTGGGTCTTGCATAAGTGAGGCTACCCAAGAGGTGAAACTCTGCTTGGAATCCTCTAAACGCTTGATACGTTGTTCTCTGGTACCCTTGACTTCGCGGAACATGCTCTGTTTCTTGGTGGCGAGTTCGCGGTATTCTTTACTAAGGGCTTCTTGTGCGGCTTTGAGCGAGGCGATATTTCTTTGTAAGGAGATCATGAAGTCTCTGTCCTGATCGATGTCGTCCATTTCGCGTTGGGCGGCTAGATCACGCTCTGCTTGGTTGAGTTGGTCAGTATTATTTTTTTGTGAGTTTAATGATCGGTTAGATAATATTTCCATTTTAATAAGGTCAACTATCTGCATTTCTTCAGTAGATAGAATATCATCTTTATTAAATTGTGATATAAGTTTAGCCCAATGATAGCGGAATAATTGTAGTTCACCCTCTGAGAACTGTGCCTGTAATTCAAAGTAGTAGGGGCGGTCTTCTAGGTCGTACTGGGCCATCTCTACGTCAGTTATGCCTAGTTTGAGGTTATCCTTAATATACGTCTCAACAGAGTCAACTCGTCGATCAAGTTGCTGTGCGATATCTTCAGGTGTCATAGAATCAGCCAAACGACCGATTATACGCTTTTCCTCTTTGGATAGTCTACCTGTCTTCATAGCCGGTATCCTTTAATATATTTTTTATAACTAACATAATTTCTTCTTTTCTTTTCTTCTGAACATGTACGTTGTTTATCATCTTAAGGTAATCTGAGCGATATTCGACTGGTAGGTTACGGTCTATTGTACCCTTTAAATCTTGTGTGTCAAGTCTTTGATCTGCGTCGTCTATATCACCTTCGAGATTATCTTCATAAGAGAGTTGGGCTGGATTTAGAACTTTTGACTTCTCACTGTCGCTTGTGAGGAAATAATTGTCACGGATGAAGTTCTTGAGGCGGGTAGAGAGGGTGACTGAGAGGAAGGTTTCTAGGGGGCGACGTCCATCGTAGCGGCTGAGTGCATCCATGCAAATAATGAATGATTCCTGCTTGATATCATCTACTTCATAACCATTAAACGTATAACGAGGGGCAATACGGCCTACTATTAGGTCGATTGTGGCGATGACTTCTTCTCTAGACATTCCCTCTGGTATGATCATCCTAGTGAACGCCATTCCTCCCCATTATAGTATCGCAGCTTGTCCCACTCTTCATCATATATGATAAGACCCTTGACTTCTGGTGCGTCGTTTACCGTTGGGTAAGATTTGGCACAGGAGGGGACGTCTTTTAACTTGATGCTCTGCACGTCGTCATCTAAACGACCTAAGAGAGAATAGGGGGCGATTTCTACTGGGTGAGGCTGATGGGGTCCGGTTGCTGTGATAATTACATTGCTAGCTGGGAGAGCTTCAAGTAATGATGATGGGACATATGATGATATAATAATAATGTCATCAGGATTAGTACGAATAGCAGGAGGTGTCTGATTTAGGATTATCCTTGGCTGTTCATCCTTGTATTGATATAATATAGGATGTACACGATCAAGTACTATTTTCCCACTGTTCTCGGTGACTAGACCTACTCCGATTTCATGAACCACTGGTTTGCCTAGGCTGATACGTTCGATCTTATAATAGAAGTGTTGATCTAGTCCGTATACTGCCACAAAGCTGTGGTCTGAAGAGCGTAAGTGCTTACTATCGAGATCAGACAGGTACTCGCGTAAAGCTTCTGTCCCAAGCATGACCAATCCAAACTGGGGCGAGTGTTCTGCTGCTTCGTATGCTAAATTATTCTTTACTGGTTTCACTAACATTTGTGTCGTCGTCCTTGAGGAGAGCTTCGAGGTCTCCATCCTCTTGTTCTAGGTCCGCAGCTACCGATTCCTGTACTTCAGCAGTTGCTTTAATTCTTAATTCTGATTCTAGGGTGTCTTTTTTGTTCATTTTATTGCCTTCAGGGGCATATTTGGTTCAATTATTTATGTTTACACTATATTATACACTATTGAGGTACTTTTGACACAACTTGGTTCGATTAGAGGTAGTTTGGGTGCGACACACACATATTTTTTATATACTTATATTTTTATGCGAAGCTTATTGTGAAAACAATAATACGGAACTTTGTAAGAGAGTGGAAATGGCCTTTGGTGCCGATGGAGGTAGTTTGGGTAATACACTGTGTTTATTTCTGCGAATTGTGTACAGACCACCCCGCCCGCTGACGCACCCCCCTCATGAGGGAGAAGAGAAGATAAAACCCCACCCCCCTATAGGGGTACCCCCATTTAGACTGCCATTCTGGCATACTTTCTCAATTACAATGTGTCTACTAAAAAAATAAATAAAAAAATAAAAAATAATTCTGTAATATGGTCGATAGGTATAGGGTGAAAAGAAATATATGTATATTATATAAATAGCGTTTGACTATCGGGNANAGGATGCTATTATATATGTGTGACCGGGAAACAATCACAACACTTAGGAATAAAACAATGTTTAAAGTAATCGAAACAATCGAAACAGTAAAGCACGAGAGCGGCAATCCTGAATTAGAAACAGAGCAAACAGTGTTCACAGTATACTTGCAAGGGGTAGCCGTGGGGGTATCCATCGGGCAAGATTACACTGATGAATTAATTGCGGACATTGTAGCAGACAGGCCAGAACTAGCCCCCTACATTTAGGGGGTTGGTTCATATAATAAAAAAATAAAAATAAAAAAATAATTTTCAG